CTCTTCGTTGTATTCGTTATTCGTCTTCATCACCATATTCAAGTGCCTCTTACAGTACTCTGAATTTGCTATTCGTGAGAGAGAGCACTTCTTACCTTTATTGGCACCACTCTGGAGCACCTTCTGACATGTTTCTGCATCGTTTCTCGAGGGCTTAGAAGCAGACCCTATAGTGATAGATAAATCTGCAGAATGAAATGTGTGTACCGCAACATTGTTTATAATATCAATATGATCTTGAAGCTCTGGAATCTCAGATACCAAGTTGGCTATAAAGTTTTGACACAATGTCCAACTGAGTTGGACACCGACATCTTCAAGGGCACTTCTCAACTTACCTATGTCGAAAGGATCCGAAGACGGTGCCATTCTTGCTCGTTTATACTTGTACTAAAATAATCTTGGGAAGAGATAAACTAAGATAATAATCAGTATGCATAATAAGGAGTTGACGATACATGCTCCTCTATTATCCTATGTTGAAAAAGCGTGTACAAAACAATCTTGTTATCAGCTACAGCAACTTAAAGATGATGAACGCCAATCATTCATTACAAGGCATTCTCAAGCTCAAGTATGTCCTGGAGAAGGTGTAGGTATTATAGCATCACAATCTATTGGACAACCAACTACTCAGATAGCTCTTAGTTCATTTCACAGTGCTGGTACTACAGCTATAGAAGTACTCGAGGGAATACCTAGACTAGAATCTATTTTGAATTGTTCGTTCAAACAATCTACATCAACTGTATATGTTACAAGACATGCAAGTCCTTCTGACTTTGTGTATCTAACTATTCCAGATATGGTTTCTTCTTACTACATTGAACATAATTTAAATGCTTGGTGGTACCCAATAGCAGAAAAGTACAATCTATATACAATTCCTACTGTACATAACGAAGGTGTTGTATTTAGGATGTTGATTGATGACAAGAAGATGAAGGATTATAAAATAAGTTTAAAGATGATAAAAGATAGCATCATTGAATCGATAGAAGGAAATAAAAATATACGAATACTTATATCTCCAGAGTTTGAACATACAATAGACATATCAGTACAACGTGCTGTACTGAGCAAGGACATAGAAATGTATGTGTACAGTATAGTCAAATCTATAATATTTCCTATACGGATTTGCGGTATTAAAGGTATAGAACATGCAGTTATCAGCGGCTGTGAAGTAAGAACGAAAGGCTCTAATCTAACAAGTATACTAGGTCTCAGCTTTGTAGATGTTGAAGTTAGTGTATCTGACTCAGCTGAAGATGTTCTTAATTGCTTGGGAATAGAAGCAGCAAGAAAGGTATTAGTAAGAGAGCTATCAACAGTACTCAAGGGAGATATACGTTTTGATAACAAACATATCAACTTACTTGCAGACTTCATGACAAACAAAGGTAAGCTTGTACCCATAAACATATCTGGAATGGTTGAAAGAGGTCACAGCTGTTTAACAAGAGCATCCAATGAACGGACAATAGTAGAGTTAGCTAAAGCAGCATGTAAAGGGATACAAGAACCCATACAAGGTATATCAGATAGCATAATAACAGGCTCTAGATCAAGAATAGGAACAGGTATTGTCGATATAATTCATCATACCTAAAAAAGAGTATTAGTTAGCTTTTGGTGCCTTACTGATTAAAAAGTAGACTAGTCTAATACTTATTACAACATCTACTGACTAAGATCTTTATTGCAACCATAAAGCTTTTGTCACAATGGCTCAATGTGCTAACGTCCAGCAAGTACCGCTGTCCTCCAGTGGTCACAAATGCAGTAATTGTGGAAGTGAGGATTGTGCAGGCTGTTGCTAACTTTGCTTTCAATGGAACTCCTCTATAGCTATCACTAGTAATTACGGTTACTAGTGATAGAAGGAGTTCTATGCACTAAAAAAAAAAGATAAGATCATATATATGTTATTTATTATGATCTTATCTTTTTTTTTTAATATCACAGACAGACAATACTAAAACTAGCTAAACTTATATACAAAGACAGTAAGGAGAAAGGCTTCTTTACTATGAAGTATTATCATGCTTCAGACCTACTCTAATGTTGGCCATAGATAGTTCTTGAACCAATAATTTGAAGCTATAAGGTATATGATGTTCCTTTGTATTCGTTCCTTTACAATTCATACATGGATTGCTAGAGCATATCATACTACAGTCATGGCATATCCATATCTGGCACAAATCAGAAGTGTTCTTTAACTTTTCGAGAAGCACCGATGCTGCTCCATGTGCTATAAGACAATCCTTCTCCATCTCTCCAAACCGTAATCCTCCCTTTCTTGATCTTCCTTCAACTGGTTGCTTTGTTAAACTTTGTATCACACCTTTAGATATGGAGTGAGCCTTGTCTTTGGCTTGGTGTCTAAGAGCATGATAGTAACATATACCAGTCGCAACTCTCGCTTCTATAGGTAATCCTGTAGTACCACAATACATTTTCTCCTTAGAGAAAGTATTTATATCCACTTCAAAGCTTCTATGAGGTTTGTTAAACGCTGTTGCATCTATGCAAACATCTTCTCTAGACTTTGGTTTTAAGAGAAGCATTGGATCTCGAACGCGATTTGAGTCTAGTACATATACTTTACACATTACCATCTCCAGTAGGTGACCTATAGTCATTCTGCTGGGTATTGCATGAGGGTTGATTATAAGATCAGGTACTATTCCGTTGATAGTAAATGGTAAATCTTCTTGTGGGAGAATAGCTCCAATTACACCCTTTTGTGAATGTCGTGATGTAAACTTGTCTCCAACAATAGGAAACCTGTACAACAATATCCTTACTTTGATTATATTGTTTCCTTCAGCAGTTGTATGTTTAGTTACCTTATCAACTCGACCTGATACTAAGTTTCCTAGTACTATCTTTTCTATGCTTTGCTTCTTCTCTGTTGTTATAAGCTTAGCAGCAATTGTATCACCGTCTCTGACTTGTTGTCCTACCAATACGATACCATCATCATCACGTAAGATATCTCCATCTGGAATATACACAAGAGTTTCATTCATGAACTTGTTTTCCACGATCTCGATTATCTCATATTTGATGCTTGAGAACAATCCTCTGTCTAGTGCTGACTTGTTAAACAACAAAGAATCTTCTTGGTTGTATCCAGAGTATGCCAATACAGCAATTATAACATTCACTCCATTATACTCTCTAATCACATCTGATATAGTTGTCGCACATATTGGCTTTTGTGCATATGTTAGAACCTTTGAGTCTGGCATCATCTCGGTCATTGTATGAAGAGCAAGAGGTATTGCTTGCTTGCTCATAGCAGACTGGAATACTATTCTTGATGATTGGTTGAAATTCGCATATGGAGTCATAGATGCAGATAATCCAAACATGAATGATGGATGTACTTCACAATGCGTATGTTGATCACAAATATTATCATCTGTCGTAGCAATGAAGCACTGCATCTGCTCTGTCGCATCTATCATCTCTAGTACACCACTCTTGCACATATCATCAATGGAGGTACTGTTACATGCTGATATGTGTCCATCAGTACATGTTATTAAAGGTCTACTGTATCTGCCTCTAGTTGTCTGAACGTGTATTTCTTTATCAGATGAATAGTATACAGATACAAACATCGATACTCCTCCTGTTCTTCTGTACAACTTTATACTCTTGAATACGTCATCCTTTGATACCTTCGCAACAAACAATCCATTGATGAATAAAGCATCATCTCCCTCAGGTAGTACACCAATATGTTTCAAAACATCATCTGGACTAACGTATGGAGTTATTATGCAGGTTGATGACATGTACTTAACAGCACCAACATCAGGACCCTCTGGTGTTTCACAGGGGCATATATATCCAAGCTGAGTTGGATGTATCTGTCTCATTATAGCACTTGCTCTCTCCTTAGAGCTGATCTCAATCCTTCTAACATGAGACAATGAATCGAGTCTTGACTTTGCTGATAATGCCTGGGATATAGTTCTCTTACTGTCACCTTGAGTATATCCATCCCATACACCTGTCTTAAAGTTACTTTGAATATCTCTTGATATCTTGTTTAATGCACTTACTATAAATGCTTTTTGTCTACTATTGTTCCTTATCTTTTGTCGATCGAGGTTAGTAATCTTTCTCTCTATGTACCTTCTTACGATATCTGCTGGAGTATGTACACACTTAAAGCTTAAGCAATCTCTATCGTCTTCTGCTCTGATCGATAGTATGGTTTCTATAAACCTACATGTCATCAGCGATAGCATGTCCACTTTCTTCTCATCACTCAGAATTGTCAAAAGCTTCTCTGTAGAGTGGCCTGTACTACTATCAGATGTAGTAGCATCCAATTGCGATTCCAAAAGGAATCCTGATACTTGCTTTGGATGATCTGTCCATGATAATATCTTCCACTTTGCATAGGCAACAGACTTCCCAAGAGTCTTCATTACAGTAAATACATTGACAAGATTGTTGTACGATAGAGAAACCTTTAGAACTCCATCGACTATATAGATCTCGCAATGACATTTTGAAAGTTGTAACTCACACTTTTCTTTTAGTACTAGGTATCGAAAGGTATGGTTCCTTTCTTGGCACAAAAGAACTTTTCTTCTTCCTTCAACAATAAACGATCCTCTTACAGTTGTTTCCTTCTCTGATGGTTTGTAACAACAACCAATAGGAACCGGAATAGTAAGTACTATCTTGTCATCTGCAATAATGCTACACTCATATGTACTTAAAGTGTTCATACACTCCTGGTGTCTCTTTTGATTAGAGGAAATGTATACGTTGTCAAAGATATTACGATCATCAACTGTTATTTCTTTGATCATGTTGACCACATCTAGCATCATAGTATCGTATAGCTTAACAATACCAGCATCTGTTCCAATCTCTTTGACAAATGTTGAGAGATCCATCTTGTACCTCTTGAGCACATAGTGTGAAAAAATATAATTGTATGTATAGAACTATCTATAAAAATCTTCAGTTATATGTAGCTAATTATATAATATGTAGATAGTTTACTTTTTTTGATTTTTTGTATGGTATATGTTAGTACTATTTACTACTACAACTATGGCTAGTCAACCCAAGGCTGTGTCCTTTTTATTTTATTCCACAGAGGAACTCATGAGAGTATCCTCTATACAGGTCAATGACAAGAGTGATATAAGCTCTCCTGCCCTGGGAACAGGAGCTTCAGTCTATTGCTCTATATGTTCTGATCCAAAGCGTTGTCCAGGACACATGGGATTCATACAACTCAAAGAACCAATATTCAATCCATTATGTTTGAAAGAAATAATAAGAACTGCAGAGATGATGTGTCCTAAATGTGGATCATTTGATTCCATAGAGAAGATCAAGGGAAGAAAGATATGTTCTACTTGTAAGGATCATGCAAGAACATATACGTTTGATCCTAAGAGGATGTGTCTTGTTGACAAAAAAGAACCAAGCTATACCATACCATCTTCTGTTGTAAAGAAGATGTTCAGTACCTTATCACCCAACCAGATAAATGCCATGGACTATGAATTGTCAAATCCTAAGGACTTCATAATGGATATCATACCTGTTGTTCCCAACTGCATTAGATTATCATCAGGTCCTGATGATAGCCTAGCAAGACTGTATGGTTCAATCCTGGTTAATGCTAATAATCCAGCTGTTGTATATAGAGACTACTGTACAATAGTAGGGAAAGAATCTGTTGTGAACAATGAAGAATCTTTAGTAAACAGAATATCTGGAAAAGAAGGAACTTTCAGAAAGTACGCTCTTGGAAAGAGAAATAAGCATTGTGCAAGAGCTGTAATAACTCCTGATCCCAATATAGATGTTGATGAAGTAGGTATACCTTTGTCTTTCTGTAGTAATATCAAAGTACAAAAAGATGGAGACTATGTTTTACTTAATAGACAACCATCTCTTCAAAGGATGTCTCTCATGGCATTTAGAGCAAGAATAATGCCTGATTCATATACTATAAGGATCAATCCATCTGCTTGTCCTGCATTCAATGCAGACTTTGATGGGGACGAGATGAATATATTTTGTGTATCTTCTTATTCATCTAAAGTAGAGTGCGATACTCTTCTTGCTGTCAACAAGTGCATCTTATCACCTCAGAACTCTATGCCTATAATATATGCAATACAAGATACGGTTACAGGATCCTTCATGATGTATAACATGAACAAGGTACTGAAACGATCAACACTTCATGATTGTATCATGATGTCATGTGTTCATCTTGACAACAACAATATACGTACATCAAGAGATCTCATATCTATGTTTATTCAGACACTAAGTAGCAATATTGGTATAATAATTAAGTCGATTACATCAGATACGATAAGAAGTATAGTAAAAAGTATATTTATAAATAGTGGTGGAGATCGTACCTTAATGTTTTTGGGATCACTGCAAAGGATTGTTAACAGATGGATTCTTGAAGAGGGATTAAGTGTGGGATACGATGATTGTATCAACAGAGTTGGGTCTGTTACTATGCCTAACATAAATACAAATAATAAAGACATAGGTATTGTTCTTAATAATATTAGAAATATAAGCCAGCGAGCAGTAATAGAATCCACCAATGATGATAACCCACTTTTTACAATGATAGAAAGTGGATCTAAAGGGAGCTTTGTTAATCTGGGACAGATATCATCATTGGTAGGTCAACAATGGATAAGAGGAAAGAGACCAGCAAAGGTACTACCAGGTCGTAGAACTCTAGCATGGTGTAGTCCATACGATGATTCGTTTGAAGCTCAAGGATTCGTCAGTAGTTCATACTCACAAGGCCTTAGTCCTGTTGAGTACTTCTTCCACTGTCAAGGAGGTAGAGAAGGGCTTGTTAATACTGGTGTGAATACTTCTGATGCTGGTTATATACAAAGACGTATTTCAAAGTCTATGCAAGATGTGGTTACGCAATACGACGGCACTGTAAGAGATGGAACAAATATTGTACAATTTTGTTACGGACAAGATAACTCAGACAACAGTAGGATATAAAAAAACTTTTTATATTTGCCATTTGTTCTGGCATTCAGAACATTCAAACATTGTAGTCATCCCCTCATCAGCTGATCTCTTCTGAACATCAATGGATATAGTCTTCTTACTTTTGCATCTGGGACAGCTTTCTGCACCTTCTTCTACGATAGTTGTTACTTCTTCTGCTTCTGGGACAAAGAATGTATTGTTATTGATGTCTCTGTAATCATATACATTTGGTATCTCAATACCCTTCTTAACCATACATTCAACATTAAACTCATACCAATCTACCATGTCCTTACTGCTACCTTCTGGATGGGAAGAGTTCATTATATCTATGGCAGATGAATTAGACGAGATAGTACTTGTTCTAAGAAGAGAAATGGACAAGGGAATTATAATATTTCCAACGTTAGATAATGTATTAAGAGCTTTTTATGAAACACCACTAAGCAGCGTAAGAGTTGTAATGCTTGGTCAAGAACCATACAAGGGCATTGGAAAAGCTAATGGACTATCCTTCTCTGTTAGTAAGGGACACCCAGTTCCTCCATCACTAATAAACATATTCAAGGAGATATCCGAAGAGATAAAAGACTTTACTATACCTTCTCATGGTGATCTTACTAAATGGTGTAGCCAAGGTGTATTGTTATTAAACTCAGCACTAACAACTGAGACTGGCTCTTGTAGGAGCCATGATGCTTTATGGCAACGGTTCACAAAGACATGTATGAGACTCTGTTCTGCAAAAGGAGGTGTAATATTTGTTTTATGGGGAAAAACTGCATCTACCTTTGACAAAGAAGTAGATACATCAAGGAATATAATTCTTAAAGCAGCACATCCATCACCATTTAGTGCAACAAAAGGTTTCTTCGGTTGTGGTCACTTCAAAACTATAAACAACATATTGGATGTTCCTATAGATTGGAACTTATGAGTATATCATCGCTTGATGAAGAGGACGCTAGGGTAGTTCCAGATACATTATCATTCTCTATAAAGCACTTTGATATCGGTCCAGAGATGAAGAAAGCTGTTGAAAGGATATTATTATGTATTGAAACTCGTGATATGAATATAACACTTCTTGTTGCTGCAGCAGTTGTATTAGCAAGATCTGGAGAGAAGATAGATACACGATTTTCGAGACTCTGTGATGATGTTATTGGCGATATTGTCGATACTGATCCAAATATATCTGGTTCTAAGTTTTATGATAAGACTATAATCAAAAAGAGCATTCTCAGATACTGCAGATTCATATTATCTAGGTAACATGATTTCCATTATAAAAAATATGATACAGGATAGAGAATATAAATCTGATACTAATACTGTTGAGTCTGATGAGAGAATGGGTCCATATGTGGGACGAGAGAACAACCTTGTGGTGTTATTAGCAAGAAGCTTTGTGAACAAGCATCCCTTTGGAGCAAACATAGATGCCCTTGCAAAGAAAGATATATCAAACTTCACGCTTGATTATTATAAATCTATACAAGAGGACATTATAGAGTTTGCTATTATATTAGTAATACCATCAGGTACCCTTGATGCTTCTATATTCGAGGATGATATATCTGTACATGGTATGACAATATTCACTGAAGAAGAACTCATGTTTAATCCTAGGCATAACACTCTTGCTTCAGAACATTGTCTTGCATCAAGCGATGAGTTACAAGAAATGAAAGAGAAAGGAATAACTCATGATAGTCTACCGAAGATATATGCTAAGGATTGTATGTGTAAGTGGTATGGATTTAAGAAAGGTGATGTAATAAGAATAAATAGAGACTATTGTAATGAAGTTTACTACAGAATAGTAATATAAAAAAAGTGAAAATATCATCTGTACTATGGATCAGTAGTATTTTTTTTTTAAGCTAGAATCGATATGGACTCTTTTAAGATAAGAGAAGTAGTCTTGGTCTGGCCTATTAACAACATAGATGGAAATGTGTTATTTGACACTATATGTGTATTTGAAGATGTTCCTCTCGTTGAGAGATATGTCAACAATTATCGATGGTACAAACATTTTTATCCTACCATGGAAACCGACAATACTATAAAGAGTAATAACGCACTTGTTATTACATTTATGATTCCAATCATGAGAGATGATAACAAAAGAGTACCTGTAAGGGTACTCTTTGACTTTAACTTGGGTATAATGAAGGTAAAGCATATGTCATCATATGCTATTTCTGTTGTCGAGTTTGTTAGTATGATCAGCAGTACAATTTGTACTGACATAACAGATGACATCGAAGTTACAAATATAGAGCTGTCTGCTAATATAACAAAAGGAAAACCAGATCTTGACCTGTTATGTGACATTATAATGAATGACTCTAGACTATCAAGCATATTCTCCTTAAGAGAAAAAGCTATTCCAATATCTATGAAAGTAAAGTTTTGTTTATACACTAAACTTGGAATAGTAACACTCAAAAGAGGAGAAAGCAAGGTTGTTATCATATCAAATATTAAGAAGGAAGAAAATGTTGACATTATTATAGATCAAGTTGTACTTCTACTTAGTGTCTACGATGAAGTAAAAGATGAGTTTATTAAATTATATAATGTTATAATCGAAGAAGAGAAGGTATCTAAACACCGTACACGGACGTTTGCTCTTAAAGAAGAGGTACCAGAGTTATTTGTATCTGGATATGCAAGAGAATGCTCTATTAAACCAATAATAATTACAGAGCAAGAAGAAGAGAAGTACAAATCCGAAGGAAGGTCCACTATGAGATATCCTACAGATGGTCCTCACTCAAGAATATATGTTTGTGACATAGGATTCTTTCCTGGACTTAGAAGAAACAGATTGTCCAATAAAGACATGTTTGAATTCCTTCCTTGTTGTTATGCTACAGATCATCTTAAAAGACCAGAGTCTAATTATTATAAATACATACACAATATATTTGATGCTAATAGGAGTAATAAGAAGATAATGCGATTCAAACCACTACATCCTCTAGAAGATGGTATAACTAGTAAAGCTCCAAAAGAGCTTCAAGAGCTAATGTGTTCTACAGATGTGACAAGAGTGGGTGTTAAGAGAGACAAGTCTTCTATATTATATTGTATGCCATATCGTATCTCAAGAGAAAAGTTAAGTTTTCCTTCTCAAATATGTCTTCAGGAGCTGTGGTACTTAACAGAAGAAGAGATATTACTCAATGCTAGAGACAGTAATATATTCCTCGATCCAACACTTTACTGTAGAGCCTTAGAGTGCATCTTTTCAAGAAATATATATATCTTTGATGTATTCGAAGATACCAGCATAAGAATGTCGATACCATGTACTAAAGGACCATATATTTGGAATCATGAGTATAACAAGTCTATCATTGTTCTGTGCTATAGACACGTACTTCCATATCCGCAATGTGAATTAGTAATAGGTCATTGGAATGATACAATAAGACAATTCAAGAGACAGATTACTATTTGTAAAGAAGTATCAAAGCCTAAGGAATTCATAAAACAAGAGATAAACGATAATGGAAAATGTGTGTCCGTGCTGACTAGAGATGGATGGACTCAATGTCTTTGGAGACCATTAGATGTAGAAAGAGTAAGAATAGATAAAGTATCGCATTCAGCTTTGGTACATACTCAAAGACTTAGAGCTTACTTTATACATGACTTATATCTTATGTGCAAACAATGGAATGTTATTAATATTAGAATCATTAGAGCTAATGTTCTTTTTGTTCCTAAAGTAATGAGAGAATCATTCTCTACAGCATCCGAATTTATAAAGTACTATTCGTCTAGATATCCTTTACTGTTTGGCAATGGTGTCTTAGCAATCACACAAGAGACATATAACAAGTTAGAAAGATGTTATGAAGGTTCAATGATCTTTTCCTTAATATTATCTCCAAAGGAGTTTATCAGAAGAAGAAACAACATGATTACTATTGTACGTAGTCCAGATGATGAACAAATAAGGATTGGTATTGGTAACTGAGTTATGAGATAGTGCACTCGCTTGAGCACCATTATGTTTCTGGTGCGATAGTTATATTTGTTATAAATATGGAAATATCTTGCATGATGTACGATTGGAGAGCAGGAGCAACTAATGAGAGGACTGTACTATATGGCTTTGGAAATCTTATAACTGGAGAATCTGTGACCATCAGAGTACACGACTTTCTACTATACAGTTATGTACCTGTATCTGACATGGGAACAAAGATGCGGGGAAGAATGAACAAGATATGTGAGTACATTGGTCCTAGTAACATCGCTAAGACTACAATATGTACTAAAAAGTTATTAAGATCATATCTTGAGGGTGACAAAATGTTTGTTAAGTACTATTTCTATAAGCGTAGTACACTTGACCACTTTTCTAATCTGATGAAAAAGATGAATATAAGAGTTTATGAGAATGACATAAAAACAGAAGAGATGTTTATTACTGCTGCAAACATAAGCTATTCTGGATGGGTAAAGGCATTATGTGTAAGCATAAATCCTAATATAAGATTGTGCTCTACAGACTTTGAATACACATGTAGTTGGAATTCGATACAAGTAATAGATCAGATGAATGTTCCAAGGCCGCTCATAATGTGTATGGATATCGAAGTGTACTCTTCTAATGCAAGTGCTATGCCAGATCCTTGTATAGAAGAGGATAAGTTGTTTATGATATCTGTGGTATCACAAAGGTATTTGATACCCGATACAACCAAGAAGTATATCTTATATGTTGGACAATGTGATATAGATGTTGTTGGGACAGAAGCAAGAGCGTTCTTAACAGAGAAAGATTTGATAGAAGCATATTTTCTACTTATCAAGGAAGTAAACCCAGATGTCATAATAGGATATAATATATTTATGTTCGATTTCAAATACATTGATACAAGGCTACGAAGAAAGCTTATTAATCTACCTTCAGCTTCTAGAATTGGAGATACTGCTACAGAAAGAATAGACATCAACTGGAGCAGTTCAGCATATGGTTTCAACGACTATGTAGTTCTTGATTTACCAGGACGTACTGTTATAGACGTGTACCAATATGTTACAAAAGAATATAAGCTACAGAGCTATGGTCTCTCTTCTGTGTCAGAGAAGTTTACTGGAAATAAGAAAGTAGATCTGCCTTACAAAGAAGTATTCAACTTATACAAGAAGGGAGATAAAGAGTCTATGGAGACCATTGCAAGATACTGCGTAGTGGATTCTTTGTTAACTATTGCACTGTTTGATAATATGAACATATGGGTTAGTGTAACAGAGATGTCAAATATTGCAAGAACAAGAATTCGTGATCTTTATACTAGAGGTCAACAAATAAGAGTAAAGTCTCAACTATATAAAGAATGTTATGACAAAGATATTGTCTTTGACAAGACAGAATCGTTACTTGAAGAGTTTGAGTACGAAGGAGCTATAGTATCAGATCCTACTCCTGGACTTTATAGATGGTGCTCTTTACTTGATTTCTCAAGTTTATATCCTTCTGTAATAATAAGTCATAACATTTGTTATTCGACATTTGTTAAGAGCCGTCCTGATAAGCCTTGCTTTACCGTACAAGTGTCTAACGAGAAGTGTTATATGTTTGTTAAGGAGCCTCTAGGATTGGTACCATCTCTACTAAAGACATTAATACTAAGAAGAAAAGAAGTTAAGATACAGTCTAGTGCTGCTACAGGGATAGAAAAGATAGTTCTTGAGAGAAGGCAACTTGCTCTAAAGATATCTGCTAATTCTGTATATGGATCATATGGGACTCGCAATTCATCATACCTACAATTTATAGAAGGTGCAGAGTCTACAACAGCAATAGGTAGAGCTATGCTGATGCAAGCATCAAACATTATATCATCTAGATATCCTGTGAATATAATATATGGTGATACAGATTCATGTATGTTTACATCTTATACTAATCAGAGTTATGAGTCGTGCAAGTCTTTAGCCATACGTATATCAGATGAGGTATCAAAAGAGTTCCCTGCCCCTGTAAAACTCGAGTTTGAAAATGTGTTTGAGACTTTCCTTTTAATAACAAAGAAAAGGTATATTGGAATGATAGCTGGAGAGCGCAAGATGATATACAAGGGAGTAGTTGTGTCTAGGAGAGATAGTTGTATATTTTTAAAGAATATGTATTCATCGCTAGTAGAGATGATCATGAACTCAATACCATATGAAAACATAATAGAGTTTATTAGGGCTGAGCTTTTATCACTCGTAAGAGGTTGCGTTCCTTTAAAGAACTTGGTGATTACAAAGACATTAGGAAAGGGATATTCTAGTGCTAGTACTCCTCTATTAGTCTATAGTAATAGACTAAAAGACTTAGGAATAGAAACTAAACCTGGTGATAAACTTGATTTTGTGTTTGTTAAGACCAAAGAGAAATTCAAGCTTCAGGGATATAAAATGTGTCCACCATATTTGGTAGTACCTCACGACTTAGAAGTGGATTACTTATATTATATCGAGACTCATATCTCAAATCCCATTGATCAAATCTTGCACTTGTTAGGACAGAGACCTTTAGTAAAAGAGTTTGCTGGTGCTATCAAGGGTCTGGCTATGGCAGGAATTAGTTCATTCTAGAAAAAAAAAATATTTTTTTTAATGTTTATGTTATAATACTTTAATGAAAGTGCCTAACATATCAAGTTCTTGATTAGCTTCAAGTGAGAACCATCTTACTTTTTTCCTTGAATATGGATAATTGTATATTCTTCTTAGTCTATCGATGTCGAGTTCCTTTTCATTATAGTACTTAGTATTCTCTAACTTACCATGAGCTCGTATCTCAGCAAGAGCTGTCTTAGGTCCCACTCCTTTGATCTTCTTGTTGTAGTCAGTACCCATTAAGATACAGATATCTATCATTTGAAAACGATCTATTCTGAAGTGATCATATATACTTTGTAAAGTTATAACATCTGCATATCCTTCGCGTATGTCAATGTCCTTTATCAGGTATGGACATCCAAATAATAAAGTATCATAGTCACCGCTTAGCACAGCATCAACTTCTCCGTTTTGGCACATATGAGCAGTTGTAGTGTCTGCTTCGTACTCTCCTATTGCACATACATCAAGATATGTAGGAGCATCGAATATGTTGAGTTCTATACATTCGAAGAGTGCATTATAGTACTGCTTTGCATTCTTTTCGTTTGATAGATCTCGTTGAAATATTCTTCTCATTGTTGCTAAGGTTTCCTTTGCTTGCATGCATTTCTTTTTTCGTCTTTCGATCTCTATTTGTTTCTCAGGAAACGTCTTTCCATCAAATACAAACACACAATAGAACTCATCTCTTAAGATATTCATTGCCTTCTTTATCATGTCAATACAATATGAACCATACTCTGCTCTCTCATATGCTTCGTGACTCAGAACATCGTTAGCTTCCTTTAAAGAAAATCTCTTCTCTATACGACGACGTACAGTACATTTAGATATAACAAACATTAATGCGTTAACATCTACAGCAATCTTCATTCGCTGTATCTTGTACAAAGGAATTCTTTGTATTAGAGGTGATAGTAGTGTTGATATTCCAACTGGAGACATGGTAGTTTTTATGCTTTACTTTTTTATCAATCCATAAAAGCAAAAATATCCTTATACTCACTATAGGTAATAGTGATATTATATCAATATAAGTATAATAACGAGATTACTGTATCCGTCAAAATGGCAAAGTCAATAGCTAGAGGTGTGATAAAGGAATATCTTGAGATTAACACTGGACTATCGGGCAAGGACCTTGAGAAGGGTATTAGTATCATTCTTGTATACATGAGATTGGGAATGGTGAAGACAGATGATATAGAATTCGAAAAGAATAAAATAAGAATGATACGAAAGATATATGTCAAGGACAACAATGTTGTTCTTACTGACAAGAAAGGATCTTCCTCACTATGTCCAAATACAAGGCCTATCCTAACAAGGATGGAGACCCGTGCGGAGAAACTGAAAAGGTTGCTAGAGCAGCAGTGACCTGGTTACTCATTTCTATGTGCCTATGGGATTGTTTTTATGTGATATATACATTGTTGTTGTTGTTTGTCGTTATGGGTTCTAAGTTCTTTGAATCGTTTCAAGTTAAGGCTGATGCCTTAAAGAAGTCTACAACTAGATGGGCAGAGGAGTCAGAGCATCCTAACCGTCCTATATCTCCTTTGCCAGCATCTTATATGTATGACGATGCTCAGCCTGATGAGCATAATGTTGGGTCAGATGAAGATCATGCTAGGTCACCAAAGGTGAGATTCTCATCTAGCAATAAGGTTAACTCATCATCTTCATCATCTGTGTTTGCTAACAGACCTATAAGTGCTCTTTTACGACCCACTGGTCAGAAAGAGACAAAGGTCTCTACGTTTAAGCCTGGTACTATTGTTATCAAGCCTAAGACTGTTGAGCAGAATTCGCCTTCTCAGGACTTATCTGCTGTCCTTACAAGACTGTCGTCAATGGAAGGCAAAATAATGTCTCTTATAGAGAATAAGACAGCATCTATCGAAAAGAAGATAGATGCATCTGAAAAGCGCTTGTATGCACTTGAGACACGTACTAGTTCTATACTGAAGTCTGTAGAACGCGTCAGTGCAAGTGTTCATGACCAGATTATGGATGGTATCAAAGTCTCTCGTGGTGATCTGGAACATGTCCTGACTTTGATCAACGATTGTACAAAGGAGAGTAATAATATTGTAACTTCTCATATCAAGCAATTAGGTGAAGAAGTTGCTAATACGATTAGCCATCTTCCATCTGATACTGCAGATGAGGATTTTCAGATTGGTGGCAATGAAGTTGTTGTGATTGTGACTAATAGTCCTTATGATACTATACATAAGGCAAGTGCTGAAGAGTTGATGGCCATAGTAGGTGACAATAACATATACGTGTGTTCATCGATAGATGAGCTTAAGCGTGATCTGAACATGGTACGTGAGGTTGATGTTACAGAAGCACATGATACTGTAGCTGAGGAAGCATAAATGTGCTAATATGTATATATGACATAAAAAAAATATTTTTTTTTAGTACAAGACATGATACAATTTCTATTATAGATAACTAAAACAACATTTTTGTAAGTGATATTTTGTTGTTTACTATGTGTACAATAGTTACATCTTGCTACATATGCTATAGACATTGCGTACGTCGTGTGTCCTAAGTTAGTAGAGTCATGTCGAGTCTTAAGGCAATGAAAGATGCAATAATGCAAGAGCTTCAAGAGAGTATCATGGAGATACTACTTCACATGAAGCAACAAATCTTTAACGACCTGATCGAATACTTCAGTGGTACTAGTAAGATTCCTCAACAGATTACTGCTTCACCTAATCTCATATGTGAAGCAGTACTTTCTACAGGAGTAAACAAGGGATCAAAGTGTCCAAACAAAGCAAAGGACAATACTCCTTTTTGTGGTCGTCATAAGAGAATGGCTATAACCAACAAAGAAGGTGCTGCACAACAACAACGATATTGTAAAGCAATAGTTCACAACAACACACCGCACAAGAAACAATGCGATCATGTTGCAAAGCCAAACTCATCATTCTGTGGTGTTCACAGAAGTTATCGCCCCAATGGTATAAATACAGTTCCTGAAGCATTTGCTACATTGCGCGATAGAGATGAATCTATAATGAACCTTCGCAATGCTCAACCTGATCTTGATAGGTTGAAAGAAGAAGGAGTAGAGATACCTATACCTGTTGATTGTATAGCAGTACCATCGACTCATCCTGATATGTTTGAACGTAATAGGGAAAACCTATCGAGGGAAATAAAACAGGAAGTTGCAGAACTAAGAGTAGTTGTAAAGATGAAGAAAGAAGAAGAGAAGGTGACAAAGAGTCTTCTTGATCAACCTCCTACTGAGGAACAGATTAGGGCAGCTGAAGAATCAGGAATGATTCCTCTTTGGTATAAAGAACGAGATATAAAGTGCAGGATGGTCAATAGGAAGATATATCCTATATTGCCAATTGGTTGTGTCCAAAGTGCATGGAATGCTATACAGACTATGACATCGAAAGAGGAGTATGATTCATTGAAGGAGTACCAAGTTGAGCATCCTCATATTCATGAATGGAAGGATATAATAGCTATTGGTCGTTATTGTGAAGAAAGAGAAGACTACAGAGCTACACCTAATGCTA